CCGGATTGACAGGATGTCCTTTGACAACAATCTGCTTACCTTGTTCCTTTGCGTATTCAATCGACTGCTTGAGACCGTCAATTACTTCCACATCAGAATGATAGATGATTGTTTCATCGTGCGGAATCTGACACACAAATAGAATAAATCCTGGGTCAAATAACTTTTGACCTTTCTCTGGTTGTAGATTTTCAAACTTTGTACCACCACCTTTGATATGTTCCGTGAGGTCATCAAAGTGTGGTGCATTTACTTCACCTAACGGAAAGTGATTCCATACAGACGAACCACCTTCCCAACCCACGGGGTCAATACTGAACAACCACGGAAACACTGTCTGCATGTAATACCGAACCTTTGTGTCTCCCTCTACAAAGAAGTTGTTCTGTTGCTTGTGTGGTACATACACGATGTCAGCATCCATATACTGTACCATTTCAGGTGAGAACTGCCACAGTGGTCTTTCTATAATCAGTGCTTTTGGATGCACCTTTGATAGATGCTCAACAAAGTTGTGCCAATGTGTACGAATCGGTTGGATGTATCCTCGCCCTTCAGGGACAGGACCCTCCTTGAATGTCACATCTAGTCGTGGTTTGAGGATTAGTATTTTGTCTGCCATATCCTATCTCTTGCTCCATGAAAATATGAACCCCATGCTTCTTTTGCTTGCACATAAGTCACATTCTTGTGTTTTCTATCTCCCTTACCCGTCCAAATTGTTGAACCTTCAACAAACTCCCAATCCATAAAGTTTGAGGGAATACCATAAAATTCCAGTTTGTCTTTGTGTTTGTCGTGTGCCTCGTTAAGTGCTCGTTGATCTATGAACCATTGAAACGGACCTTTCGCAATATTTTGCCGAACATCTTGCGTGAACTCTCGTGCACCCTTGTTGACATACACCGCACCTGCCGCAATCTTAGAACCTTGCGTTTCCCATTCACCCGTGTTTGCTAGTGGTTCACGGAAAAACAATCCAACATCAGCATCTCTAAACTGCGACCAATCAATTTCATTCATCACTAAACAGTCAGCGTCCAATACCAATGCTTCGCTCAACCCGTGTGCCATCAGTTCTGGCAGAATCATAAACCGTGCACAGGCATAGTAAGTTCTTGAGTCAATACCACTCAAGTCTGTACGTTCAAACGAATAGGTGACTCCAATGTCTTCTTCAAGAACCATAGATATTCCATGACACCCTCTGTCTGGGTTGACAACGTGTGCGTGTATCTGCTCACCCGCCCCGACCGCAGAGTATGCCAGTGGTACGAAATGCTCAACATAGTATTTCGCATCACATGCAACTAATAATGTTTTCCCTTGAGGAATCGTTCCACCAAACATATTATTTACCAATAATGTCGTATTGCCCATATGCGAGGTAATCCACATCGGGTTCTAGAGGTTTACATTTTGCATCATATGCTTCTTGAACTGTATCGTGATACAACTGAACTAGTTCAGGTCTCTTGTGTGCTTCTGGTTTGCCAGTAAACCAAGCGGGTTGCCACGGTTGCGATTCCATCTTCGTGTAGTGTAGATGCCACAGTTCATCCATCGGAGTATTGTCACCGTCCAGTGAGTTCCACTTTGGATGTAATGGTTCTACCAAGTCGTGGTTGCCACTGAACTGCCTAATGTAACGTTGATGTGTTTCTGGTATTTTCTTCATGCGTTGTACAGGAATGAGATACTGTTGTGCCACCGCACAGTCAATCACCATCACACAGAACTCGTGCCCTCCAAACCGATTGCCGACTCGTGCCGCAAATGGTTTGCCATTGAGATTAATGTTGTAAAGTTCAGTGATATCTTTGAAGTTTAACATATCACAATCAGTATAGATTGCCTTGCCCTCAAACCCACATGCTTCTGGGATTGCCCATCGATATCCTGAAAACGGAGTTGACCAAGTGTGAGTCTTCCATCCACCCCAAATGCTCGTCAGATCAGGTGTCTGTCGCATCCATGTAATTTCAAGGTTACTTGAAGAATTCTTGCATAGCGTATACTCATACGCCATCTCAATTTCTTTGTCCTCACCATTAGCACTTGTGCCAATAAACATTCTGATAGTTGACATTGAACTGTTTTTCTCCTAATATTTCATTTGTAATTTATACTATTATACATAAACTTCTGATCAATGTCAACTTTTTACAAGGTGTTTCCTATGAATTTTTGCACCGACGAATGCGTTGTAATATTCATCGGGTTTCAATAGAACATCATTTTCCACTTGATATTTTAATTCATAATAACTGAGTTCACCTTTGGACTGACACAGTTTCAATATCTCACGTTTGAAATTGTGTTTACCTGTTGATTCAACTAACTCTTTGACTTCTTCACTGGAACCATAATAATCTTTCCAATCGGACTCGACCCGCTTGGTTCGCTTGCGGGTCTTGCCCTTGAGGGGTGGGAGTTTGCGTACTGACCAGAAATTCTTCTTTCCAACATACTTTAGGTTGGTTGTCAAATTTGTAATCAGATACACAAACCCCTGTGCATCATCTATATTATTTGATTCAAATATCTTACCGTCTAGTGTCCAAGGATTCGTATAACTCACTGATCATCTTCATTGTCATCTTCGTCTTCTATATAGTCACTAAAGTCATCCTCGTTTTCTGTGGTTCCTTCTTCTACCACGGAATCTGGTAGATCGGTCCCACAAAATGGGCAGTAAACGGGTTCTTCTGTTTCATCCTCATCATATGCTAATTCATACTCAGAGGCACAATCTGGGCATGTTACCTCTAATACTGTATATTCATCAGTATCTTTCATGCAGCGTATGCCTCATCCCACGATCCTTTGAGTCCTGCTACCTCGTACTCTGTAACACGATTTTCAAAGAAGTTGGTGTGATCTGCACCGTTAAGCACCCACTCCAACCAAGGTAACGGATTCTCTTTGACTTTAAAGTTTGTCTTGAGACCTAATTGAAGTAATCGTCTATCTGCAATATAACGAATATATTTTTTGACTTCTTCTTTAGATAGTCCCTCAATTTCTCCCATCTCGTATGCCAAATCAATAAACTTATCTTCTAATTCGACCGCTAAACGTGACATTTCATAAATTTCTGCTTTGAATTCAGTGTCTACGATGCGAGGATGTTCATTGCAGAACGAACGGAATAGTTTTGAGTTGCCTTCTACATGCATCGACTCGTCACGAATCGACCACTCAACAACCTTACCCATACCTTTCATCTTACCAAAACGTTGGAAGTTCAGTAGCATGACGAATGATGCAAACAATGCAACACCTTCGTTGAATACAGACTTTGCAAGTGCGAGTCCAAGACCACGTTGTGTGCTTGGGTCTGCTTCCATCATGAACTCAACCTTATCGACCATCTCTGTGTATTCAAGAAACTTGTGATACTCTGACTCTGGCAATCCAAGTGTTTCGTTGAGTAGTGCATAAGCACGTTGATGTATTCCCTCACGTGCAGCAAATGATCCCAACATATTACGGACTTCATTGTTCTTGAACTTAGGAATAAATTGATCATAGTAATTTTGTCCTACTGCAACGTCTGACTGTGTGAACAATCGTAATACGTTAGTGATATAGTCCTTTTCTGTAGCAGTGACCTTACCACCTTTCCAATCGGTGACATCCTCTGACAGATCAATCTCATCTTCGATCCAGTGTGCCTTTTCATGACGAGTTGTAATCTCAGTTGCCCACGGATAGTAGAATGGTTTGTATGTAGTAGAAAACTCCATCAAACCGCCAGACTTCTTTTTCAACAAAGTGTCTGCCTTCTGAATCAACTGATCATATCCACCGATGTGCTTACCATCGATAAAAATCTGTGGCACTGAATTTACTGGACGATTCTCAGAACCTTTTAAGATATTCTCTTGAACACCGTTTAGTCTCTGATAAAATCCAAGTCTCTGCTCTTCATCGTCCAACTTATTTTCAGTGTATGTAAATCCATGTGTGTCAAACCACTCTTTTGCTCTAACGCAAAAAGGACAATCGGACTTTGAATACAGAACTACTTCCATTTCTCTTACCCCTGACATGCAACACATTCCTCTTGTGTTTGTGTTTGTTCTCCGAACTCTACGAGTCGGTCTCTCTCGATTTTCTGTGCGACATTCTCCGCACGGTTTGATGTTTCAGTTCTCAAATAATACAGACCTTTGCATCCATACTTCCATGCATTGTAATGCACTGTGTGAATATACTGACGACTTGCACCTGCTGGAAAAAACACATTGAGTGACTGCCCCTGACACAGATACCGTTGCCTTGAACCACCAAGATACACAATCCAATCTTGGTTTAGTTCGATTGCAGTTTTGAACACTGCTTTGAGATGCTCATCTAAAAAATCAAGATGCTGAACCGAACCACCATTGGTAATAATAGACGACCAAATTTCTTGCGTGTCTTTACCAATCTTTGCGAGTTCTTCTTGTAAATACTTATTCTTCATCAAATGCGACCCCGCACGAGTACGAGATGTAAACGCATTTGCTTTCCACGGTTCAATTGATGGTGAAGTGTTGCCAATCAACGACGAATTGGCATTTGGTGCAATCGCAAGAAGGTGTGCGTTTCGTCGCCCTGTCCCTTCCATATCTGGTGCTTCACCACGTTCTTTACCTAATACTAATGTTTCGGCAATTGCCTCATTCTGAATATGTTTGAAAATAATATCATTGACTTCCCGTGCCTTTTCACTTTCAAATGCGACACGGTGCTGTTGTAGATACGAATGGAACCCCATCGCACCCAAACCTAAACTTCTTTCTTGAGTTGCACTATAACGTGCCTTTGAGATTTCGTCTCCTGCGTGGTCAATGAAAAACTGCAAGACGTTATCAAGAAAGCGAATGAGATCACGAACAATAGTGGTATCCTTCCACTCATCAAATCTCTCCAAATTGAGTGACGACAGACAGCAAACTGCTGAACGATTATCACTTGTCGGTAAATGAATTTCGTTACACAGGTTTGAACCATGAATCTTCAATCCTTTCTTTTTCATAGTTTCTGGTAGATATGCGTTTGCGGTATCAATAAAGTTGAGGTATGGTTCACCTGTTCTGTATCGTGTCTCCAGTAGTGTTTCCCACAAGTACCTTGCACGGAGTGTATCACGCACTTCACCAGAGTCAGGATCAATAAGTTCCCAGTGAGCATCTGCTTGTATAGCAACCATGAATTTGTTCGTGATATTAACTGCGTGATGTAGATTCAAACACTTGCGATTGACATCTCCAGTAGGAACACGCATATTGACAAATTCAATAATGTCTGGGTGATCAATATCAACGTATGCGGCGTAAGAACCTTTACGAGTGCGCCCCTGACGATAGGCAACCATATCGGCATCAACCGTGTGCAAGAACGGCATCGGTCCTGGTGCTTTCTCAGACACCGCACGAACGTCAGACCAGTGTCCACCAACACCACCACCTTTGACCGACAACCAACGGAGTTCTGCCGAATGCTCAATCAGTCCATCTAGCGAATCTGGCACATAAGTAAGGAAGCATGAAATCGGCAGTGCTCTGATTTTTTCTCCAAGCATCGGTGCATTTGACAACACAGGTGACGAAAACATAAACCAACCCTTTGACGCACCATCATAAATGCGTTGTGCCAACTCCATGTCGCCATAGGCATAGGCAACAGCAGCACGAGCAAATGCGTGTTGTGGTGATGGTTCGTCTGGTAAACAGTAGTAATCTTTGAGAAGTTTGTAACCTTGTTCTGATAAAATGTCGTCACGGGATAGTTCAATTCGTATGCCTAAGTGTTCTGTCATTCTTCTTCCTTATAAACACAAAGAGACCCAACCTATAATAAGTGCAAACGTTATTATAGTTTTGTAGGTCTCCTAAAATATATTCAGATTCGTTTCCAATCACGGATTGCCAATTTGAGGGCAAGATTGGTGTGAGTGTTTTTATTTATCATAGAGACAATTTGTTGAGGTGTAAATCCTTCCAGTACCAAGTCGTTGATGTCTTTACCCTCAACGTGTCTTGGCCAAATGAAGACGGAGTATCCCCAACGATATGCTTTTTCTATCAGTGCAATGAGGTCTTTGTTTCTGGGTTGATTATCAAACACCAATGTGACCATGCCCTTTGGTAGCATCTTCATTGCTTTAACCAAGTCCGAACCACCGCAAGCAACAGCATTCGGAAGGAACATACTATCTATGGGTCCTTCCACCACATAGATTGGTTCCGTTGTGTCAATGGACTCAAGACCATAAATCAAGGGGTCATTGTTGGTGAGTCGGACTGTAACATATCTAGTTTTACTTCCACTAATGGATCGACCCTGAATACCAATGAGTTGTCCATCACGATTTCTAAAAGGTATAACAATGCGTTTATCATTTAATAGTCTCCCTTCGTATACATCAGGACGTAGATTCTCTAACATCGAGTAATCTTCTGCGTAAAATAAATCGTGCCACTTTTCTTCAGGGATACGTCTTGTCTGTACATACAATACAGCAGGATGGGCAGACGGTAGATCAGACAATCGCATCGTATATTTTAATAAGTCACCATCGTCTTTGTGTGTTGACTTAGGGGCAAAGGACGGTGTATAATCTGTGTTTGCTATACGACGACCACTGTGCCTCTCAGCAAAGGTTTCGGTGTTGTATTGCTGATACAGATTTGGGTCAACTTGCTCAATTAGTTTACTGAGATGCCCTGAGAATCCACAGTTGTGGCACTTATAAAATAGACCATTGTCGCCCTCAAACAAGTACCCCCGTGCCTTGTGTCTATTTTTAGAGGAATCTCCACAGATAGGGCAACGAAAATTGTACAGTTTGTCTGACTTGCGACTAAAACGGTTTAGTTTTGAGGACAGGAGTCCGATATATTTGTGATCAATCCATAACATGGAGACCATTATACAGATTTATGGGGAGTGTGTCAAGAGAAGAAACGTTTGAATATTTCCATTTGTGCTAATATAAACCCAACCGTAGCGGCAATACCAGTAATAAACCACTTGCTTTGTTCAATACGTTTGACTCGCTCAGAAAGCACAGCAAGTTTCGATTTAATTTCTTCATCATCTTCGGACTGTTGCTCGATGTGTGCTTGTTGCATCAGCACCATCTTATCCAAACTTGTGGTGAGGTCTGACAATTTGTCGATTGTCACATCCAACTTCTCTACAACCTTTTGAAGTCCTTCGACTTCTTTCTTCATGACCGCAATGTCTGTGTGGATGCTATTTGGTTCTTCAAACGCCATCACTGTGCCTTTTGGGGTTCTTGTTCTTGTGTAGTATTTAGGTCTGTGACACTCACTGCACGTTCGTAGTATACTATTATTTCGGTTTGTTGATTCAAATACCTACGGAGTTCTGCAATATTCAATGCAAGATTTTCATAGTCTTTAATTGCCAACGCAACATACACTAATTTACCATTTTCTTTGGTAAACTCTTTAACAAACTCATCATAGTTTTCTTTGTTAACAACGTAAACACGAGTATCAATTAGACTCAGTGGTTTCGGTCTGGGGACTATCGGAACTGTCGTCTTCTCGATTTTGGTTACCACCTTGATCTCTGGTTCCGGTTTTGTCCCCCAAGGAAAAAGACTGCAACCAGTGAGGAAGAGGGGTGTCACCATCACCGCCAGAATCTTTCTCCAAGTCCCTCCATAAGTTTGCTGTCGCACCATTCATTTTTCCTTCAAGTAAAGCAGGTTTCTTTATTGCTAATGCAGTAAGGTTGTGTCGTCTTAGTTTTGACTGTAACTCATCACCGTACTGTTCTGCTTTTTGTAAATCTGTTTGTAGTCTTTTATTTTCTTCCGAAAATTTTGCTATATTTTTTTGCAAATATTTGATGCTTTCCTCACTTGTGTCTAATACAAGTTCAAGTTTTGCATTATTTTCTTTAAGAACTTCGACTCGTTCTTGCAAATCAGTCACATATGTATAACCACCAAAACCGACACCACCTAATATAGAAAGCAATAATAATACCACATATATCATAACTAGTCCACTCTTAATTCAGGATCAGGAGTCTTAAATCCTTTTTTACGCATTACTGTCTTTGCGACCAAATCAATCTCTTGATTCTTCGGATCATACTTTAGAACAAATGGCATATTGACATCTGTTTTCATATCCTTGATGACTGCTTCGGCATCAGGATTCATATCCGAAATTTTTTTACCGTGCTTGGCATATGACTGTTTGAATAATCGTGTTAATTCTGCTGTCGTAATTTGCTTTTTGTTTCTCTCATCATTCACTCTATCTAAAAAGTGACGAGTAAAATTGACATCTATGCCAACTTTTGCAAACAACTTATCGGCATACTTTTCAATCTGATCTAAGTCTGATCTGGTGATTTGTCGTTCCTCAGTAAATGTCTTGAGTGACATGACCTTACGACCTATAGTGTTTGCTTGTGCTTTGTTGCGTTCTTTGTATTTTTTGTGTGCCGATGGTGGCACTTTTAGATCAGAGGGAGTAAGACCCGCTATACCTGATGTATTTGTTGAAGGTGCATCTTCATTTTGTTTTTTTCGTTTTTTTGTAATTTCTTTCATTTTATTGATATATGTGCGATAAACATCTGCTGCACTATTTTTACCCGCAACACGAGCACGTTGCTCCATCGCAACTGCCGCTTGAATCTTGTGTGCATGAGTACGATCAGACTTGTCAATTTTTTTGACACTCTCCTCTGCGTCTTTAGTAGTTGCAAACTTCAATCCATGAATTGTGCCTTCAGGGTCTTCGTCTGTGTATAAGTCGGAGTGCTTGTTGCTTTTAGTGGGTTGTCCCTTCTTTTTAGGAATACGAGGTTCCTCCATAATCATTTCACTTAGTTTTATTGGCATATCTTTTTTGAGTTCTCGTAAATTCTTTTTCCACGCTTGTTCAATAAGATAGTGATTATCCACCATTTTTTCAATTTCTTCACGTTCTTTGATAAGCAACAATGCGGCAGCATAAGAACCCAAACGTGTTCTACCACCCGGAATCTTTTCTATAAGTCGTTTGATGTTGAAAACAAATCGGTCAATCAAATCATATGCATCTTTTTCTTCGGATGTGCTTGGCGAACGGAGTTTCTTTCCACGTTCGTCAATGAGTCCCAATGCATATGCTTCGGTTTCATCGAATGGAGTAGTCAGTCGCTTTAGCAACTGATAGATTACAAATAAATCGACTGCCTTTGCCATTAGATTTTACTCAATATTGCCTCTATTGTTGGATCGGAAACAACTACATTGCAATCGATATCAATCCCTTCTGGTCCTACCCCATACACTACGTTGGGTAACCTTCCAATCAAATCCATGAATGGTTTAATAAACTCTAAATATTCGTATAATCGATAGAACAACATTCGTGTCATCGCATCTCCATCAAATACATTATATAAAACGACCAAGTGATTCAGTATTAGTCGTTCTTTTAGTTCACCTCCGACCTCATACTTTCGTAACAATCGTTTGATGTACTTAATTCTGTTTAAGTCTTCTTGGAATTCTGCATCATCTACACAACTAGGATTCTCATATGCTTTTGCTGCGAATAATAAAAAATTGCCATCGTCTAATGTGTCAAATCTCACAATTATTTTTTTCCAAGTTCACCTTTGTTTTTTGAACCATCAGCACGGGGAATCAATCCCCGTGCCTTCAGTCGAGCAAGTGCCGTAGCACCAATGTTCTCACCTCTTTTATACTTAGCAAGCATCTTATCAAGGTGAGATTTCATCTCCTTACCCTTGAACTTGAGGTCTGCCTCAACAAACTCACGAAAAGTTATCATGAAGCAAACGTACTCAGTGCAACTCGTTTGATGACTGTGTTAGACACTGCAACATACAAGAAATTCTCATCATAAAATATTGAACCTTGATTCACAGGGTCATTAGAACCAAACTGCGTTGTTGCATTATTTGATGTCACTGTCACTTTGTTTGAAACAATTACACGATTCGTGTTTGCAATCGGTGCTGAATTGAACACCGTATTCGCATTGAATACTGAGCGATTACCACGGAAGTTGGTATTTGCTGCAGAAACAAAACGACCCGTAATTGTTGTGTTGGCAGGAACTGTACCAAAGAAGTTCGTTACTGTAACTTTCTTTGATACAGGAGTTCCTGTCGCATCGTCAACAATATAGAGCAAATCACTATCGGCAGTTGTGGTCAACTCTGTGAGTTGTGTTACCTTTTTATCTGCCATTTCATTTCACCTTATTTGGAAACATTGAATGTAGTAATAACTTGACCTTCACCATCACAGACACTATTTGCAACCGCACCAGTGATTACCAAGTTTGCTGCTAAAGTAATGCCATCGTCTGGGTTGTACAATGGGTTACCACCACCAGCAACAGAAATTGACTGTGCGTTGACTTGGTAAGTAGCATCTGCACCAGACCCATCAGCACCACCTTGTAATTTGCCACGGAATATAATTGTATTGTTCGCACCTACCAACAAACGATTTGCGTGTGCACCATTGTTGTTTGCTGTGAATACTGCATGGTTACCACCAACTGTGTTCGCAAGTGTTAGTGTCAAGTTGTTACCAGACGCACCTCCCGCAAATACAACAGGTGAGTTGAATACAACATAGACATTGGCGACTGCGTTAGCAGTCAACTTCCCATCAGCATCTAACCTAAGATATACTTGGTGAATGTCTGGAAATTCAAGATAAGGATTAGATGTATAATCCTTACCTGATACACCTGGGTTTGCTGCAACAAGAACTTCTTCTTGCTGACGAGTATTTCCGTGTGTGTCAACTTTCGTTACACGACGAATCCAACCCTTGCTTGTTGCGATGACATTCCGCTTCGACTTGAAATTACTTTCTTGGGGAAACGGAGTATGTCCTGTTTTATAGAACACTGCGCTATTGGCAGCACCAGTAGCAGATGTGTTCTTTTCGTGGTCAAATCTCCACTTTGGCATTTTGCTTTTCCTCGCTTTTCGTTATACTAAGAACTACTCGACATGATGTAGTTATAAACCCAACTTCTTGAGTTCAGCAATAGTTCTGTCTTTATTTATGTGTTGGATACCTATTCCACCACGGTCTTCAAACTCACGAATATTCTTTATATAGTCATCAATCAATATGTTTGGGCGACCTTTACGATTTGTTGCGTAGTCTGCTTTTTCGGCACGTTGCACAAGGTTTACCCGACTTCTTGGCAATCTTAGGTTGCGTTTACACCAATCGTATTTGCCTGGTATGCTGTTCTTATCCCATTTGGCATATGCTGATAGAATCTGTGGATTATATTTACGACAATATTCAAAAGCATCCATTCCATCCATTGTTTTCAAATCATACCAAAACCGACTATTTTGATGGATTTCATTTTTTATTTCTGCCTTTGCGCCATCGACCACTTGCGGTGCGGTGAAGTCTTTACCAGTGGTTTCCTTCACACCCCGCAAAAAATCAGCAAGTACCCCATCCATATCAAAATAAATTATTTGGTCTTTACCATTAAACTCTTCAAAGAGGTACTTGAACAATCTCATTAATTTTTTCCCATTGCCATCTTTGTAGCAGTCGCATACATCACTTCTTTGTACTTGTCACCGTATCTTTCTTTGAACTCATCTTCTTTCTTTTTAAGTTCTTTGACGATTTCTTCACGTTTTTTCATTTCAGCATCAGTCATCTTCTCGCCTTCTGCCTCACGGACTCGTGCGATTGCCTTTTCCATAATCGACTGACCAACAGTCAATGATTGCTTTGACTCAGTGACAGGCACTTTTGTTTCCATCACGGCACGGAGACGTTGTATTGCAGTCAGTTCTGCACCGACTCCCTCAATCTTGAACCCACCACCTTGGAATGTTACTTTGATGCCATTGTTACGCATTACACTGATAATCTTTTCACGAGGTGAAGTATCTAATGCTTCAAGATCACGAGCAAACCTTGCCGTAACACGAGGAGACTTCTTACCTGCGATTGCTGACATACGATTGGCAAATCCTAAGAAATCTTTCTTGTCCATACCACCCTTTGTCATTGCGTACTGTGTCAGTTCTTTTGCTGCACCTTTGTAATCTGCCTTACTGACATCAAATGGTGGTTCGTCTTTCTTCTCGTCCAGTTCTACATCTTCTTTGACAGGAACCATCGGTATGTTTGTCTGAGCGAGTCCCATTTTGGTTCTAAGCATTGTCATATCAATCCTTTTACCCTTCAAGACAACAGTGCGTCCCTTCCTTGAATACTCAATTTTCTTCTCTTTAGCAATTCTTTCCAGTTTACTTGCCATGTCGGAAGTAACATTCGGAACAGTAAAAGTCACCATTGGAGATTCGGTGAGTTCGACTTCTTCTTTCATACCTTTTGCTCGTGCTTCGTTGTGTCCCTTAGACCAAGCAGTATATTCTTTCGACCCTTTCTTATTAGGGTTGTCATCATACTTCTTACCAGACCGTGCCGCTTTCTTACCTGCTTCATAAGCACCTGCTTCAGCAGGTGTCTTGTATGCTTCGTCCAGTTCAACATCTTCCTTGAAGATGCCTTTGCGTTTCGCATCACCGATGATCTTTGCCATCTGATCTTTTGACATACGCTTATACTTTGGCATAGACATCAAAGCATCAAGAATGTTAGAGTCTTTCTTGCCTTGTGCCTTCATACCTTGGTAGTCTTTGATTAGACCTGCATTTTCGTCCAGTTCTACAGACTCTTTATACATGTTTAGTTCAAACTTCTTATCGTCAAGATTAGCAACTTGAATCTGAACTCCCTTCTTACCGTCTTTACCCATCAATCGGTATTTGTTAGTCTTACCCTTAGATGGTTTGCGAGGACCAGATGCAACCTTGTTATCAATTTCTTTTGGATCAATATCAACACCCAACTTCTTCTTCGCATAGTCGTATGCGTGTTTCATCGCAGATGAAAAATCCTTGTGGTACAAGTCGTATCCAGTTCCACCTGACTTAGATGGGTCTCGTACTTCTTCCATTCCTTCTGGTTTGTCGTGAGTGTATCCCATCTTGGCATACTTCTCATGATCTTCTGGAGATTTTGCTTCAACCCCCTTACCAGTTTTAGGATCATACATCATATGAGGATATTTGACTGCCTCTAAAATGTAATCACCATCTCTGTGTTGCTTAATGCCATCCATACCCTTTAGCATCTCAGGTGTCAAATCAACACCCATTTCTTTAGCAACATCCTTGAGTGGTTTCATTCCTGCCGCACCACCTTCATCAGAAAGTTTCTTCTTCAATGCTTTGAGGAGTTTATCTTTATCGACTTCTTCTTTCATTTCGGTTGGATTTGAAATGTAGTCGTTCATCTTATTCATGCTATTAGATGCGACTGCTAACTTGTTTGTCCACCAAGTCGGAAGAGAACCTTCGTTATCCATTGAGTTTAGTGCACTCATGATTGCTTGTGCATCCTCAATGATTGTCTTACATTGACGTTTTGCCGATGCAACGTCAACGTGACCGTCTTCGACAATCGGTTCTACATTCTCTTTGATGAACATTGATCGAATAGTGCGTTCTAAAGTCATGGTTACATCCCCCCCAAATCATCAAGAATATCACCTAACATATCATTTCTATAATCTTTATTCTTGTTCATCATGTTCAATACTTGTTGCATGCCCATCTTTTTCAACACATCAGGAATCTTTTTGATGACTTCATCTTCTTTTGCGTTGGGTTTTACACCCATCTTCTTCAGTGCCTTGGCAACCAGATTTGCTGTGTCTTTACGTTCTGTCAGTTCAACTTCTTCTGCATAGAAATCTGCAATCTTCTGTGCGGAGTCAAAGAACTTCTGCCCCTTCTCACCCTTGCGTGACATAAAGAATCCACCCGCACCGTCATCCAAATCACCAGATGCGACTTCTTTGCCACCGACCATAACTTTTGCAACACCGTCACCCTTTGTGACAACTTTGGTCTTACCCTTAGTTGCAAGCACACGCATTGCTTCGTCAAGATTTTCATCTAATTTAGGATCAGTGTCAACCTCGTCCTTCTTACCATTATCAATATTCTTACTGATTGCTTTTCTACGCTTGTGTAGATATTTGTCAGTAGAATCAATATCACCATCGTTGTCGAGGTCTTGATCTTTTCGGTCATCGAAATCTTTCTTGACCGCTTTCTTATCGACAGGATCAAGTTTCTTTTCACTTATTACTTCTCTGACAGCATCCAAAACGCTATCAGGAAGTCCATAATTTTTCTTACTTCCCCAAGTTGCCATGAGTATTCTCCTTTAATCTAATTCGGATACTGTTTTACCTTTTTCCCACATACGACATGACCAGTACCTTGCTTTAGTCTTCGGTCCTGGATTGTCACAATTGTGGCGACTTCTAAATGATTTACGTCTATTTGGATCATCTCGTTTGATCTCCATATTGGGATCACCAAAATTCACCTTGACCACATTGCCCTTTTCATTACGAACATATACTGAAAACTTTTTAGGTCCTTTCGGTGTACGAAAAGGATCGTTGAGTTTTACTTTACGCCCTTCATATTCAGATTCTGTTAGGTCTTGATTTGCAATCTCTTTAATTTTATCAACGTGACCTTGAATGTATGAGTGTTCTTGTTCAAGTCCAACCATTCTTGCCATCGTCATAATTTGGTCTGCGAGATTTTGTGCCATAGACACATCCTCTGGTGATGCTTCATTATTTTGGATTATATATTTCTCACGATAGAACAATTGATCTTGCAACTGTGCTAATCGTTCGGCAGTACGCATATCATCAATCAAGGTGTCAATCTTACTATATAATTTAGTTGCGAAAGGGCACATATGAAAGAATTCAGTTTTATAATTGCCTACTCTAATTTCTCCACCTTCAATCTGTTCATCCAAATCTTCAACTCTGAATGCGTGTCTTGGATAGGACTCTCTTTGACCCGGTGTCATATCTGAATATCGCTTACGAATCTCATCAGTGCCAACCTCAACAGGTCTCATTACTTTTTGTTCGTTCACCATCTTTGCTAACACACGAGCATCCACACCATCAAACTGTCTGGCAATCTGCTGTGCATAGTATTCAATAGTGTGCTGTAATCCCTTACGACCCGCTTCTTTTTTCTTGCGAGTCAAAACATCTTGTAGAACTTTCTTTGCTGAATCATAACCTTTTTTGTTGGTAATCTTACTCAAAGGTTCAAGCAACCACCGTGGCATTTCTTCTAATTCAGACTCTTGTTGTTCTCTACGCAACCAATTGAATGTTTTACCTTTTGGTGGTTCGACTTTCATCGGAGCAGGACGTTTACTTGGTTCGTATTTCTTGCGAGTCTCTGGGTCCATCATAGAAAGATAGAAGTCGTCATTCTTACCAACACCATATTTCTTCATGCGTTTTGCCATGCGAATTTGTGCAGTTGTTGGTTTTTTTGATTCTTCAATAGATTCACCTTTTGCACGTTTCATTTGTGCTGGTGTCGGTGCTCCTTTGTCACCAACTTTTCTCATCTTCTCACCAGAACCCCTTTTGATTCTTTCTCTTTTTTTGTGAATGTTCGCCCAAAGACTTTCACTTGCAAATGATTCTTTCTTTGCCTTCTTTGCAGCACTTGCCTTTGCCCACAAATCTTTGTCTGCGGTTGTACGAGTTTTACCACCAGTAAGGAATGAGTTGACACGAGCAAATGCCCACTGTTGTGGTGTTGTACCTGGTCGATGCCCTGTCTTCCATGCTGCCATTCCACGATCATACACTTTCTTCAGGATACCGTATGGAACACCACTCTTTTCAGATTTCTTTTTTAATCCTTCAATGGACTTCTCTTCAAGATCGTCATATGACTCTTGCCTATTCTTGTTACGAGTATCCCTCAATCTTGCTCTGTCAAGGATAGCGTCGAACTTTTGTTTGTCTGATTCTTTCTCTCGACTGATGCGTTCTTTCGCTCTCTGTACCGCATCTTGCTCATCAATTTTACCCGTATCTGTGCGACCTTTGAGTACCGCATTACGAACACGTTGGAATGCTGCGGTGTCGTCATCAACGATGTTAATGAGTTTATCAAGGATATCTAACAGTGCCTTACGCAATACAGGATTCGTCAATCCTTTTTCACCTGATTTCAACGCACGACGATATTTCTCTAAGTCACCTTGCTTTGCCATACCCATACGGAGTAACTGATTGATTTTTGGTGTCAGCAATCCACCCACATCATCTGCTTCAATCTGATAGTTATCAGTTGGGACTGCGTGTGACAGTGGCGAACGAGCAGGATCAAGATAGAACAAACTATATGACTTGATATTCTGTCTTTTACCCTTTCCTTCGTTCAGTTCAATTTGATCAATCAGTTCATCAAATGCATCCTCAAGCATCATCTCTGTCCCAAACATCTCATTAATTTTCTCACTTGAGATATATGATGCTCTGGCAGGAGGAATGTCATACACACCAGCACTCAAAACTTGTTTCATATTGCTGTGTGACTTGCTGATGTGCTGTTGGAACTTTGCCTTATCGATTGGTTTTGGAATTTTATTAAATGCTTGTAATACTTTAGCAGCATCACCCGCCTTAACCTTGACTTTGCGACCATCATCAAAAACAATCGGGTGGTCACCTTTGAGGTCTACTGCCTTACGGAGTTGGACGATAATGTTCTTGTCTGCTTCACGGTCATCATCACCTCGATTACCAACTGCCTCACCGTACATCTGCTTATACTTTTGAGTGTACTTCGACGGTTTGGTTTTCGCATCCTTGTCGCCCGGTGCAGGTGTGTATGACTTGGGGTCATCATCTGGTTTGTCAGCACCCTTCGCAAATTTCTTTGCTCTTGCCTCTTTCTCTTTATCAGACAATCCCTTGTAATATTTCTTCGGTTGTGTGCCCGGTAAATCTTTGACATCAGGGTCTTGCTTTGTCTTCTTCGGTGCTTCTTTATCGTCGTCTTTCGTTTCAATAATCGTTTCAAATTGACTGTTGAAATGAAACGATTCAAACATTGCGTCAAACGATTCGTTTTTACCTGAACGTGCCTTTGCCACACGTTCCATTTCTTTCTTACGAACCTTTGGAAGT